GGTCTGTGATGCTGCATCAAATGCTATGATTTGCCCTTCGCTAGGAGAAGCAGCATTGACATCTAAGAGTTCAGACAGACCAATAAAAACAGATTGTACTTCACCTGTAACAGCATCAGGTGCAGGAACGCCGTTGTTACCCCAAAGCAATGCTCCTGCGGAATCATATACTACAAAGGATCTACCAGCACTATCTAATAATCGGCCGTGTTCTGTCTGAATTCTAATATCGCCGGCTACAAAGGTAGAGTCTAAATCCGTTATACCAGATGCGATTATGTTGGTAGTTTCTAAATTAAAAGTTGATAGAGTGTTAGTAAATGGTTGATATGTTAGTGTAGAATAATCATAATTTACACTATCGAAACCACCCAATCCATTATTAGCATAACTAAAGAGAACATAATGAGTTGCGTTTGAATCGGTTTGCTCAATATTTATTGTTTTTGATTCGTCGGTTTCAATATCACCTTGTACGATAAGACCATCAGACTGTCTTCTATACAATATTTTAATTTCGTCTGTTTTTTCGTCGGCAACGCCTAGAAACAAACGATTGCCTAACACAGCGCTATCTTCTAGATTGGTAATACCGGAAACAGTAAGATTTCCATTTATCGTTGCACTGTCTAAGACTAATAATGTTGAGGACAACACAGTAGGATCCGCGACAGCCAAAATTCCATCAATGGTTACATTGCCACTAAAATCTCCATCAACTGCTATAAGATCTCTCTTAGCAATTAAGTTCCAAGCAGTAACGTCACGATCTGTACTATCACCTCTATCAGTTACCGTTTGTAGAGTGTCTTGTTCTACAAGAGTTGACCAACCAACAGAATCCACAGTTCCATCTGTGGGATCACCCGACAACACCAGATAATACTGTGAAGGATAATAAGATAGATCCCTAAGAGTATTGGCTTGAAAGTTTAACCCACTAAGCGTAGGAGAGGTGGTGAAAGATCTGGTGCCATCAGCGTCTGATATGAAAAGAGAACCGTCTGACTCAGGATTACCGGGATTTGGTTCTACTTGATCAAGTGTTATAAATTCATAACGGTCGTCATCTAGTTCATCTGCTGATCTAGTCGGCACATATCCCGATATGGTGGTTAAATTTGCCATTATTGTTTTCCGTTACCCATTCAACGATTCGAGTAAAGACAACGTAAGTTTTAGACTATCATCGCAGTCTACAGACCCTACACCACCGTTCTCATATCTATTATTTATAGCGTGGGCGTAAGCATAAATCTGATTACCTTCTTGAATAATTAACTTTCCGGTTAATGGTGATGCAGCGTCATTTTTTCTGACAGGATATTGATCAACTAATTGAGTTTCAATACCGGTACTAGTATCTTTGTGAATGAAACTATAACGACACGTTCTTTCATCCGAATCATAGTTGGCGACCTGAGCCATCAAAACAATCGCAGTAACACCAGGCGGCGAATTGTAGACCAATTTGCCTTGGCTCGCATCAGAATCTCTTAGCGACCACGTTTTTGTTTTAAATGCGTTTAATGGAGTTGCCATCTTTTTATGATCCTTCTAGTGCTAATATGAATGGTGTCAATACTGCGAACAATGATCTATCAAATGTCACCCCAGTAATTGTACCTTCTTCTCTGTTAATAGTTAAATCTTCACCAATTCTAAAATCACCTAATTCGTCTGTAGCGGTAAAGTATACTAATCCAAAGTTAGGAAATTCTGCTTCTGCCGAATCGAATATAACTTCGTTTTCTTTCTTAGGTACACCGCCGTTCTGAGGAATAGCAGTGAACATGTTTGTACCAGATCCAACATATTCAAACGTGTGACCAGAAGCAGTGATTAAAGAACGCTGATGAAAACTAGCATTTTGTAATGACTTAAAGTTCTTATTTAGTGCTGGAGCGATGGTAAGTTCGTATGAACCCGTCTCTTCTAGAATAGAATAATAGGAGTATGCTGCACCGTATTCTGTGCCAGCATCAGTGTCTGTTTCTCTTCTACCAGCAGCACCGACTACAACAAAATCACCCGAACCACCGACAGTTGAACCGGTGCTTCTTTCATAAGAACCGTACCCATCATTGCTGCCTTTTGCTGCAATGTTTGTGGGTGTCAACGGTTGAAGTTGTGTTACTTTTCTCCAATCACTTCGTGCACGTTCTATAATAGAAACTTCGTTTCTTTGTTGACCATCAGACACATAGTTACCTACCGAGGCTAGTTCGCCTCTAGTGTTGATATCAACACCTGAACCAAATCCAAAATTCTCATCAACATCAATAGGTGCTTCTATAATATCTTCGGTGACCCACTGCCCTTCGTCAAAGACAAAGAATTCTGCAACACCCACTTGATCAATATACATTTGTACATCGGTCTCTGCACCTGTGGATGGGAAAGTGCCACTAAACTGAACACTGTCTTGAGCCACTTGACTGATCACATAACTACCATCGTTTCCAGTGCTACCTAAAAGTTGTATCGTAGTTCCAACAGCAAAATCATTTTCAAAGTTTATCCAACGATCAGTATCAGATGTTGTGATTTTAGCAGGGCTATTTGAGAAAATCAAATTGTCTAGTTTTTGTTTCTTAGCGAATTCAAAATCTGCACTATTATCACTATCAGTATTAATGTTGGTAAAGTAACCTCTAGGTGTTAAAGTATCACCCATCACAAAATGCGTTGCTGTAGGATTCATACGAATCATAGGAGTTCTTTGTGTAACAAAGTTAGATCTAGGATAAACTTGTTGTGCAAGAATAAAAATGTTATCAATGTTTCGTTGGTAATAGTAAGCCTTATTAATTGCCCCACCCCATTGAATAATCAGATCAGTGCCATCCGCACTTATTGTAACAGAAGGTTGCGTAGTACTAAACCCAGTACCATCTGGAAAAATAATTCGTTGTTGTTGAACCCAAGTAGAAGGATCATCTAACGTTCTCAGATAATAATAAACAGCGCCTTGTGTGGCTGGTCCAGTATCGTTATCAGTAGATACGATGAGTGTTAAACCATCTTCACTCAAATCCATTGATCTACCAAAAGATCTGTTTCTGTCGGTTACGCCTGGTAAGAATACGACAGAATGTTGGCTCCAACTAGATCCGGTTCTTTCATACATGTAAACTGCACCGTTTTCTACGGTAGCATTTGTTGCATCAACCTTTTGTTGTGCGGGTGCGGATACAGCAAGAAAATCACCAGTTTCATTTAACAAAGCGACTTCACCAAAGTTAGTGTTCGCATCTACTACAGCCGGTGCTATAGGTGTAGGTATAACTTGTGCTTGATAATCCCACTGAGGAACACCCCCGACGATATCTTTCGTGTAGATTTCTGCTTTACCAGCAGCATCATTTATTTCGGTGATGACTAAGTAGAGATCGTCTTGACTCATATGAGTAGAGTAACCCATCAGACCATTATTTGTTTTGGTCTGTTGTGGAAACGATGCAGTAGTGTTAAACACACCTTGTGCGTTTTCTGTAGTGTTACCTGTGGTTGCCCAATCTTGAGTTATCTCATCAGATACGTTTAGTACAGTATAATAATAATTATCAGAGTCGAACCGAATAGCATCGTTATAGTTTGGTTTCTTGTAATCACCAAGATTCAACGTGTAATCAGCAGAGTCTTGTGTGATAATGTTATTAATACGTATTACTTCGTCATTCTGAATGTAGTTGGCATGAACAGAACCATTATACAAAGACTTACTACCACCTGTTGCTACAAGACCACGTTCACCAAAAGATGAGTTAGAGTTCGTTAATGAACACTGACCACCAGAAGTTGCTAGAACAGAAGTAGTCGTTGATACTGTAAACAATGATACTAACTGTGCGTAACCACGGTTCAGGAGATGCACACCTGTACCACCAGCGTTAAACTGTGTGAATGCGTCTAGTACCATTGAACGAAGACCTGATACTTTTGATCCATCAATACGTAAACCGATACCAGATGAAGTTAATGAAGTACAGTTCTGTACGTATGGTGACTGTGTGATGAATGGACCTGCTTTGGCAGAGTCAACGCGAGGATCAAACGCAAGAACAGCAGCGCCGTCTTGATGATCTCGGAACGTAATTTCTTTAATGTACACACCATTGTCTGCCCAGAAGATATCACTATCAACGTTCTTAGGTCTGATCGTACACGCACGAAGCGCATCACCAATGATCGCAGTCTTAGGTGGTAACTTAATAGGATTGTTGACAATATAGTCACCCGACTTCAGGAAGATTGTTGAGTCAGTGCCTTGGTTTTTTGCAACTGCATTGGATGATCGAATGACAGTTAACCGCTGAGAAGCTCCAACGTCAAATGCTTGATGTGCTAAGTACAAATCGTTATATATGACTTTGTGACCCAACGTAATCAGATCTGGGAATGCCAATGGGTCTGATCCTGTTGGCACATTGTATTGATAAATTGCAGCACCATCAAAGAACTCACCCAGTGTGTAAGTACCAACAGAAGATTGTTGAACCGAGTTAATAATTATATCGAGAAGATCAATAACCTTGTTTATGTTGTCTGTGTTGAGACCTGCCGTGTATCCAGCAATGATTGATTTAAGATTTTCATAAGCGGAAATCGTGGCTGTAATTTCGTTCTGACCCAAAAGATCACCATATCCATTAGAGAATATAGAAAAATAAGATCTTTGATTCGTATAAGTTGCACTATTACCGCCATACTTAAGATCATATGATAGACCATCAAGAATGAAACCTACATCTCTTCGACATTTAACTTGATCATATGAATATACTGGGAATATTGAATTAGCATAAAACACCACTTGTTCTTGTAAAGTGTTTCTGTTAACATGAAACAAATTACTATCGCCTGTAATAGTAGGCAACGTAACTGTAACACTAGTTCCATCAACAGCGGCGATTGACGTTCTGATAACATCTATAAGAGTATTAACTCGTGTCTCTTCAGCCGATGTGACAATATACTTGTTGACGATAGTTTTCAATTGTTCATAAGCAGCAAGAGATGCTGTGATTTCGCCTGAACCTAATTGATTAGTCCAAACGTCTGCGACACCATCAAGAGACTCACTCGCTGTTCCAACTTCAATATTTAAATCTGTTCCTACCCAATACGATCTTGCGTTAGTATCAGTTGCAAAAGATCCGTCAAATAAGATATCATGTGCCAACGCATCAATGATATATCCAACATCACGATTGCACTTATCTTGATCGTATTTTAAAGTATCATAATTGACTTGTATCCAATTAATTAATTCGATTTGAATATTTTTACGATTTACGATAAGAGAATTAATTGCATTTCTTTTATCTGCGTTTTCACTACCAGAACCAGTATAGAATAATGGATCACCATCAAACGCGCCGTACTCGGTAGATTCAGTAAGAAGATCCGTAATCTCTTTGAAACGTGCCGTAACAAACGTTTGACTAACCTCACTGATACCAGAAGCATTAATCTGATCTCTAAGATAATTGATAGAGTCTACAGTATAAGATAACTGATCACTCTGAACTTTCTGTGCGTTGCCTCTTCTGTATGCTAAACCAGCAGTGGCACTATTGTAGTTAGTATTGTTCTGTAAGTCGAGCGCAACAGCATCAATTATTAAACCCGTGTCTCGGAAACATTTCTCGTCATCGAAATTGCTAACAGGATTCATGTCGTTAACAAAATCAATTGTGTCGTTTTGGAATGCTAATCGATTAGCATATATTGAATCAAATTCCGTTGTTACCAAGCCAGTGGTATCAATTTCTGTTTCATCAGGTAGACTGTCTAAATTTTCATCACTGATAACGGTAATAATAATATCTAATAGATCTGAGATGTTGGTCTGTTCGGGTGTAGTTGTAACATAGGCGTTAATCAACGTCTTAAGTTGTAAATACGATTGCACTGTTACAACGTTCTCACCAACACCCAACTGAGAAACTGCACCTACAAAGTATGCTAAAGCATTTTGTCTAGCAGCAGTATTACCACCATACTTAACATCATGCGACAACGCATCAAGAATATATCCTACATCTCGTTCACATTTAGCAATATCGTATGAGAATGAAGAATAATTAATCGATATCCAAGTAGTTAAATCTGAAACGATTGTTGCACGATTAGTTTGAATATTATTAGTAGCCGCAATTCTATCTGCTGTTTGATATGTTGCACCAGCGGTATCTACATAAGTCGGTGTGGTGTAAGTTGTAATCGTACCGTCTAGTACCTGAGTAACTTTTAATATCAGAGAATCGATAATACTATCACTAGCAGGACCAGTGAGTGTTTTAATTTGATCTCGTAAGAAGTTTACTGCCTGTATAGTAGGTGTTAATTGTGCACTCAGAACATATGCAGAGTTTGCTCTTTTGTATGCAAACCCAGCAGTGATTGAATTATAATCTGTACCTAAAATCAAATCACGACGAACTGCGTCCATGATAAGACCCGCATCACGAGCGCACTTGACGGCATCATATCCACTAAGAGAGTTTACCCAGTTAGCGTCAACATAAGCAATCGTTGCGGTCTGTGCATCAGCAATTGCAGCCTGAATTGCATCAAACTCAGTAGTCGATAATCCACCTGTACCAATTTCTACTTCAGCGTCTAGACCAGTAGTATTGCCAGCGTTAATAACACCAACAATCTCATCAATGAAAGTATCTTTAACCGTCTGTTCTGGTGTAGTTGAGACAACTGCATCTAGTCGTGTTTTAAGATCATTGTATGCCGCAACTGTTGCGGTTAACTCACCTGATCCTATTTGTAACACCGCACCTACGAGATATGCTTCAGCGTTAATACGCATTGCAGTGTTACCACCATATCTGATATCATATGATAGGCCATCTAATATATAACCAACATCTCTTTCGCATGCCGCTTGATCGTAGAAAGAGTAATTTTCTCTGCCGTAAGTGATAGTATCTAAAATGACAGTACTTTCTGATGCGGCTATTGCATCGTATTCAGTGGTTGTTAATCCCGCAATAGAAATCTCTACTTCAACTGAAAGAGAATCTGTATTACCGGCAGTGATAACACCAGTAGTAAGACCAATAAGAGTATCCACTCTTGCATCTTCAGTAACGTTTGCAAGTGCTTTGATATTAGTCGCAAGATCGTTGTAAGCGGCTACAGTAGCGGCCGCTTCGCCAGCACCTAATTGTGATACAGTAAAGGAAAAATATGAAAGTGCAGCATTACGTGATGCTGTGTTACCACCATAATACAGATCTGCAATTAAAGCATCAATGATAAAACCTGTATCACGTTCACATTTAGCGACATCGTAAACAAGTGCAGGATAGTTGGTACTCAAGAAACTTGTGAGACTGCTAACTAAACTGGATCTGGCGCCACTGATTGTTGTAGTTTGAAGTAATCTTCCTGCTACATTAGCATATGTTCCGATTTGAGGTAGCGTGGTGTATGATTGAACTACCGTAAAAGTTCCATCAATGCAATCTGTTACTCGTTTAAATAAAGTATCAATCAAAGCGTCAGACGTTACAGCAGGAAGTGCCTTGATGAGATCTCTTGCGTAATTGATAACCGCTACGGTTACTCCAGATTGTTCTGAAAGTACGTAGGCTGAGTTTGTTCTAAGATATGAATTACCCGCAGCAATTGTCCAGAAATCAGTACCCAGAATAAGATCACGAGAAACAGCATCTATAATAAGACCTAGATCACGTTCACAAGTTGCACCAATACCGGTATAGTTGTTATTAATAAACGTTGTTGTATCATCAATCAAAGTTTGTCGGTTTGATTGAACAGCCGCCGATGCTGCATCTCTGTCCACGTTCTGATACGTTGAACCAACAGTAGACGTATAGTTGATCGTAGGATAAACTGTTTGAGTTCCATCAATAACGTTGGTAACGTTTAAAAACAAATTTGTAATATCAGTATCAGAAATAACATTAGCACGAGCGTTAATATAATCTCGCGCAAAGTTAATTGCTGCAATAGTCGCATCATTTTGATTGCTCAAAACATATGCAGAGTTTGCCCGCTTATATGCCCATCCAGCAGTCACAGTATGATAATCAGTACCCAATAAAAGATCACGAGCGACGGCGTTCAAGATAAGACCCACATCTCTGGAACACTTGACGGCATCATATGTTTCTGTAAAACTACTGTTTATAAAAGTAATTACGGCATCTTGAATTGCCGAACGATTGTCTTGAATAACATTAGAAGCAGCGTTTGCATCAGCCCATACTTCAATTGGGGGATCGGTGTAATACAAAGCATCAGGATCGCCATCATAGAATATGTCAATGATTTCGGTAAACCCTTTACTAACTCTTTGTGTAGCAGTTGGACTAGCGACAACTTCTGGTGCAGAGATCATACCTACACGTTCTTCGTTAATGGCTCTTCGTGTCTGATATTTTTGATCGGTAGTTACTTTAATTGCATTGCCGCGTTTGTATGCGTTACCTGCGGTGACAGTATTGTAATTGGTGTCTAAGACCATATCATAACGAACGGCGTCCATGATGAGATTCAAATCTCTTTCACACACCAACTCGTTGAATTTAAAACTTTGTTTGGCTGTTACAACGGCAACTGCGGAATCTAACGTCTTAAAAGAATTTATTAATGAACGACCATCGTTACCATAATCTCCTGATTTGGATACGTAATATACGTTTTCTACTTCTTCAGAACCAATAGATTGAACAGAGACTTCACCATTAGCTTCTCTTTTAATAAACGCTTTACCATCATGTGTATTGATAGCAATTTCACCAAAATCAATCTCATTGATTGTTGGAGCGCGACCTGGTATATCACTTCTGGGTAATAGTATTCGTTTACGTGTTGTCATATTAGATAAGTCTCTACAGTCTTCTTATATTTATGCGTATGTGCCGCAGTCGATTTCTTCAAATATCAATTCATCAACCGTTAAATCGGGAGCACAAATGCCTGGACTGAATAACCAACAATCAGAATCAACTCCATTATTAACATATGTGATTGATGCGATAGGATTGTCTGAATCGCCTACGGCAATACCAGATTGATTTGCATCAACCGGATTAGTAATACCCTTACCAATCACTATTCTCTTATCTTCAATTAACAACTCAGTCGTTTCTATACTGGTAGTCGTACCTTGAACTATAAGATTTTTGGTGATTGTCAAATCACCGTCAATGGTAGTTGAATCTAAAAAGGATAGTCCATTTACTTCTAATGTTCTATCTTCGCCTAATAATAAACCTGGCGTTAAACCGTTTCTGCCAGTTAACGATGCTGTTTCAAATGCTACATTGTTGTTGTAATAGAACTCTACACCAGCTCCATTCGTTGCTGAGATATAGTTATCGGTAGAACCTTTAAGTACCAATGAATCATTTTGAACTACTGGCGTATCTACGAAACTAGATGCATAGATTTCGTTAGAGGTTAGTTTTAAAAACGAAGCACTGTCTGCTAAAAGTTGATCTATTCGTTTGTCACTACCTACCAACAATGCACTGTTAGCAGTCAACGTACCTTGTTGATGATTCAATAGATTGGTGAAATAAGTACCACCAATAACATCGATCTCGGTTGAAAGACCTGCGGAATCATTAGGACCAACTGCAATGTATAGTCTATCACCACCGTTGCCAAATCCATTGGTACTAGGATCGGCTAGAAACGAATACGCTAACTCGCCTTGTTGTAGTTTAACAGGTTCACCTTGAGTGCCTGATCTACGAATAAGAATATTAGAATGTGCAGAATCACTAGGATAAAATTTACCATCAATATCAAGATCTGGGCTGGCGCCAACAATAAAATCACCAGAAGCGGAGTCATATGAAATGACATTGCCTTGAGATTTACCAGTAGTATCTAATCCAACGATGTTGTCAATGTCGGCATATGGTCCGATAACAACTGTTGATAGTGGAGTGCCTACTACAACTTTATGTACTCGGGTTACGTTTCCGACTACTGTTTTATAAGTAGGTGATCCTATTAAAATTTTGTCTATAGATGCCATATTATTCCGTTACTGAAGGGCTTACGGTTAATTTTCCTTCAAGAACTCTTTCAACAACGGTTGAACCACCATCGAGAACTGAGATTTCTACATCATAAACGTATCTTTTCTTTGGATTAAGTGTCTGCGTCTGTGCATTTGTCAATGACAGATTAACTATCCCTGAGGTTGCTGGTGCAGCAACATTAGCAGAGAACGATATTTTTTCTAAACTAGGCGCATCATATCGTGTCGCTAAACTGGCAGCAACACTGTATCCTGTTAAATCTTTTTCTGAACCATCTGGATTGACTAGATAAATTTCTACTGCAACATCTGTGCCTTGATCTATCTTCAGATCTTCGTAATGTGCCATGTGATCTTAATTCCATATATGTATGAGTTTATTTATACAATATGGGATGAGAACTAAGACGAAATATCTTCTATAATCATATCTTGCAGACCTAATGCCATTTCATCTTTACTGAGAGTAAATGCTATAGTCATTCTTAAACAATTGTTTTGAGCGGCGTGGTAACACAATGTGCGTGAATCTTGATCATAACTTCCAAAATAACCGGCTTTACATTGCCATCCTTTTACATCAGGAATTATAATGATTTCTTTTTTATCAGGATCCCAATATTTAAAGTAACCATCTCCTGTTTCAGACCAAGTAAAGATGATGTTGTAGGCTGATGCATTAGCGTTATTGTGCCACGAAATAAATCCTCCAGGAGGATATACCGCAAAAAGAGCGTTTCTTCTCATACACAAATTAGTAACTAAACCGCCAATGGTCTCTTGGAGGTTTTTATTAATCTCCTCAGCCCTTTCTGCTATATCATCACAATCAACAAACTTTATATTCTTAGAAACGAACGAATGTGCACATATAATTTCAGGAAATCCATCATGTTTGTCGCCCATATCCATAATTTTTTGAAGATACTGATCACTAATATATTCGTCAGAATGATTCAAAAAACTTTCACATGATAAAACCACTGCTTTATAATGATCATCTTGTATAAACCATTCAGCTCCTTTTAGTATATCTAACGCATAATCATTCAAGGGTACATCTTTCAAACCAATTCTAATCATAGTTATTGTGTTTTGCTTTTGAGTTAGAGAAATGTCTTATCACAACAGGTTTAGTATTATGTTCTGCTCTATAACCATTAAAAAAGTTCCAACGGGCATCATCTTTAAAAATCGAAACTTTGAGTGTTTCATATTTTGGTTCTTTGTTTAACAACCACCAAAGAGAGAATTGATCCCACCGTTTAAAAGAAGCTGGATAGTTCTTAAGATCTTCTGTGCCATCCTCGTTTAATGGCCACCAATGACCATCATATTGACGAATAGTGAGATCATGCCAATCCACCATAAATTCTTTTACCAAAGGATTAGTCATGTTATATAAACACACTCCTCCACAAAGTTCAAATCCACCCATACTACCATCTGGTTTAGTTGCGCCAGGAAAGTAGACTTCAGCGTAACAATAATGTCTTTCTTCGGGCAATCCTGTGAAAACTAAATCATTATCTTCAAGTTCATCGAAAACCTTTGCAATATCTTCGTGTTCAATATCACAATCAGCATCAATATAAAATGTTTGGTCGTATGGTGATTTTGCCATTCCATCAATCTTAGATCGTTTGTGACTGGCTACAAATTCTACTTTATCCGCACAAAATTCTTGACCGTCCAAAAAACGTTCTTCAGTGAAAAGGGTGACATTAGCATCAGGATTATATGCTTTAATAGTTTCGATAACATGAATAGCTGATAAGTAAAAATATTTTTTAACGGTACCAACTACTACATAACCACGGGTCATTTAAAAAAACCCATTTGATATGCCATTACCATTGTAACCGAGGCATTGAGTTCAACTTCATTTTTTGCTCTACGTACTTTAGACCTAAGAGTTGTTTCTTTGCAGTTTTTTATATCTTCTATTTCAAAGGCCTGTAATTTTAAAGTATAAAGTTTTTCTAACTCTTTAGCCTGTTTATCCTGATCTCGTTTAACAGAATCGTCAATTTTGCGTTTTGCTTTTTCTGCAATTCTTTTAGCAGTACTAGCATTGATGCCTTCTATTGTTAACGCATCAATAATTTCATTATACAACGGATTTTCTGATCCGTCAAGTTGAAATTTGTGAACCGTCAATTCGTCTTTCTTTTCTTTGCCAGGACCAAGTTTGGTCATACGAATACATTTTAATTTAGAATGATCTTCTTCTTCCCAAAATGCATTGTCTAAAAATCGATACTCTGCCATAATAAATCCTCATTTATGCCGCTCTTACATATAAAGTCCACGTCTCTACTCTCACATAGGGCGCTTCAAGTCCAGAAGAAGCGCCGTAAATTAAGTCCGTACTATACTCAGTGGTATAGTCTGTATCATATTCAGATGCATAGTCTGAAACCGAATACACATGTGTATATATGTCTCCCTCAAAGTCTGTTGAATATTCTGTTTCGTAAAACTCACCGGTATATTCGGTTTCATATTCAGTTTCATATTCAGTTCCTTCGTATATACCATCAAAGGGTTCTTCATATTCTCCACTATATTCTGTAGTGTATGCTGTTTCATAATCAGTAGCGTAGTCGGTCGCATATAACCCACCAAAATCATCGGTGTAAGATGCGATATATTCACCGATATAAGTTGTAAGATAATCGCCCTCATATTCACCAACATACGTTCCTCCAAAAGTCGCTTCGTATATGCTACCGTCGTATGTGCCTGAATAATCTCCTATATAAGTAGTTTCATAATCATGTTGATACTCACCAGTATATATTACAGATTCATATGTACCAGTAAATACTGGATCTTGATCATATGATCCTGTGAATATTTCACCATCGTATGTACCAGTAAATACTGGATCTTGATCATATGATCCGGTGAACAATGTTCCATCATAGATACCCTCAAATGCTGGATCTTGAGTGTATGATCCTGTGAATAACACTCCGGTATAATTGCCTTCAAATGCTGGATCTTGATCATATGATCCTGTGAATAACACTCCGGTATAATTGCCTTCAAATGTTGGATCTTGATCATATGATCCTGTGAACAATGTTCCATCATAGATGCCTTGAAAAACCGTTCCATCAAAATCTTCAGATATAATGTTTCCATCAAAAGAAGGAACATAATCCGTGATGTATGTAGGTTCATATTGCCCAGTAAACGTTGGCGTATATGACCCAGTAAACGTTGGTGTGTAAGACCCAGTAAACGTTGGCGAATATGACCCAGTAAACGTTGGAGTGTAAGATCCGGTGAACGTTGGCGAATATGACCCAGTAAACGTTGGGGTGTAAGATCCGGTGAACGTTGGCGAATATGACCCAGTAAACGTTGGAGTGTAAGATCCGGTGAACGTTGGCGAATATGATCCGGTGAACGTTGCTGTGTAAGGAGAACCTTCAAAGGTTTGTGATACAGCGGTACCCTCAAAGGTCTGTGATACAGCAGTACCCTCAAAGGTCTGTGATACAGCAGTACCCTCAAAGGTCTGTGATACAGCGGTACCCTCAAAGGTTTGTGATACAGCGGTACCCTCAAAGGTCTGTGATACAGCAGTACCCTCAAAGGTTTCATTAACAGCACTACCACTAAAGTTTTCATTAACAGCAGAACCACTAAAGTTTTCATTAACAGCAGAACCACTAAAGTTTTCTGGTATTAGTGGACCTTCAAAATTTAAAAAATCCGCCATTAGAATATTCTCATGTTTTGTATGATAAGTTCAATCATCAGGGAAATTCCACAGTCCAAGATTGTGAGGCGGTTGAGGCCAGATTAAGAACTGTAAAGGCGTCCGAATTATCACCGTTACCTAAAGGCGGTTCAAAACCACTGTTTACATTGCCGCTGGCCCATTCCCACTGAGTTCCCGTAAGACCGGTTCCACCAAAGGTGTAAAGGTTTTTTCCTAATCCAGAACCTTGAGTATGAACAGCATTAGCAGTAGTTAAGGTATTGGTCCAGCCGCCGGAGCCAGCGATTACAATATTAGTAAAGGCATTTTGAGCATGAGTTCCGGCTAATACTAAAACACATCTATGTTTACGATTTTTTGCGGGGCCAATAAAATATGATTGACTATAAAAAGTTAAAACATTACCTAGTGATGACCAAGGATTGCTGGTTAGAGTTCCTGTACTACTAATAGTAATGGTAGAACCAGATTGTGCAGTAAAAAATCCACCTGCCGCTGGATAGTTTGTCGTATTAACGTTGTTGTTTATCGCCGAGCCTTTTGGGTTCACTGTCCCTGTTACAATCAAGGGCCCAGAAGGACCAACATATGTTCTTTGATAATTTCCAGTAAACGTTGGAGTATAAGATCCGGTGAACGTTGGAGTATAAGATCCGGTGAACGTTGGAGTATAAGATCCGGTGAACGTTGGTGTGTAAGATCCTGTAAACGTTGGTGTGTAAGATCCTGTAAACGTTGGTGTGTAAGATCCTGTAAACGTTGGAGTATAAGATCCAGTGAACGTTGGAGTATAAGATCCAGTGAACGTTGGAGTATAAGATCCAGTGAACGTTGCTGTGTAAGGATTACCATCATCAAAGGTTTCCGATGCAGCAGTACCTTCAAAAGTCTGTGATGCAGCAGTACCATCAAAGGTTTGAGAATCAGCAGTACCTTCAAAGGTTTGAGATGCAGCAGTACCTTCAAAGGTTTGAGAATCAGCAGTACCTTCAAAGGTTTGTGATACAGCAGAACCTTCAAAGGTTTGAGAATCAGCAGTACCTTCAAAGGTTTGTGATACAGCGGTACCATCAAAAGTCTGTGATGCAGCAGTACCCTCAAAGGTCTGTGATACAGGATCACCTTGATAAGGAACAGATACTGGAGTTCCTTCAAAGGTTCCTGTATATTGACCAGTGAATGTTACTGCATAGCCGCCTTGATAACTGCCCTCATATTGCCCATCAAAAGTTGCAGTGTAACTGCCAATATAGTCAGGTTCATATTGCCCATCAAAGGTTGCAGTGTAACTACCAATATAGTCTGGTTCATATTGTCCATCAAAAGTTGCAGCGTAACTGCCTTGATAACTGCCTTCATAATCACCATCAAAGGTTGCAGCATAGTCACCATCAAAACTGCCTTCATAATCACCATCAAAGGTTGCAGCATAGTCACCATCAAAACTTGATTGATATTCACCAGAGTAAATAGTTTCATAATCGGTAGAATATGGTCCTGCGTATATGCCTTCAAACGATGCTTCATATAAAGCGCCCTGATATTCACCATCGTAAGGTTCTATATCAATTTCACCTGTATATGACGTTTGATAGAATTCGCTGTCCGTAGTACCTTCAAAATCCGTGCTGTAAGTGCCCTCATATTCGTGTTCATATTCTTGTTCATAATCAGTTAAATAATCAGTTTCATAACCACCCTGATACGTGCTTATATAAGTACCTTCATATGGTTCAGAAAACTCGTTTAGATATTGTGTATCATAAGATGATTCATAATCGGTCGCATAATCTGTGGTATAAGTAGATTGATATTCTGTTTCGTAATCAAGTATACCCAGAAAACTAGCCTCATAATCCGTTGCATACGTCGATACGGATTCATAACCTTCATTTACATTATAAGAAACTCTGGTGTCCAGTGCTACACCTCTAGCAATCCAAGTGCCTTCATCAGTGGGTGGACCTTGTTCACTAGATCTTAATTGATAACGACCAATCCCTGACTCAATAATAATACGTTTGGCTCTTTCGCCAAATGTAAACTTCACTTGATCTTCGGTCATTTCCTGAAGACCATCAAAATTATTATTATCGCGTCTAACCATTAAAGGTTTATAAGGTGTTGGATGAAATTCAGATTTTCTATTCCAAATACTGTATCCAATTGCAGTGCCATCATAACGAGTGTCGACAAATATGTTTGGTAAAGAGACCTGCCAATCTGAACCCGGCGATTCTGAAGCTAAACGATAAGTGCCCGAACGTTCATGTGACATTATATTAGATACTATTCTTTGACACATAGCGTCAAGTTCAAGATCGTTTGTTTCCTTTAATCCTCTACGCCATCTATCATAAAATATAGGATATTTCCTATCATCACCTTCTTCCTGCACTACGTCTATAGAGTTTTGATAAACCGAAGATTCAATTTCAGATATTCCGGGAGTGTCTGAACGTTCTACCCGTATAAAAGAGGTAAAAAAATCTGATGCAGTAGAGACTGCATTATCGGTATCTGTAACTGTTGTAGAAAATTCAAAAGTCATATAACCAATATCAGTAAATGTTATATCGTATGTTGCCGAATACTGCCCTTGGAGTTTAGTGGACGAAGAAGAAAAGTCTTCCCACGAAACTGTTATTCCTTCCGCATTAACTCCAGTAGTTTCTATAAACCCAGCAACGGGATTAATAACAGTCGAGTTAATAACATAGTTATTAGATGCTTGACCAATGGTCATAGATGTTTGAATTTCTTCGAAACCATTACCAGCGTTTGTTGCATCAATAAGAACGGTAATACTAACAGTATCGTCAACGTAGACTAATGAAGGTAAATTGACGGGGTTTTCGTACTCAAGCGTATTGGTTCCATTAGAAGGAACAGATGTTGCATTTACATTATACACACGAGAATGGGTTCTAGGTCCTTCGCTGGGTTCAGAAGGATTTATTACAGTATCAACGTAAGTGCCTACATTTAAAGTAGTGGCACTAGAATTGTTGGTTAAAGTAGTAGGATCGCCTTCGACCATCTCACTGAGATGTTTTCCCGCCACATAAGCTAAATAATCTTCGTCAGTTAACGTAAACTGTTTAACTGCACCAGCATTCTCGATAGAGTTGGCAAATCGGATTGGTCTAAATGACATTTATAAAACTTCATATGATATGGGTTTATTTATATAAGTTTTTTAGTTATCAGTTCCAATGCGTTTTTTATTTCGGATATGTCAGATTCCAAAGAATACAGTCTAGCATTTAGCATTGTTTCGTCCTGACGTTTTTCTAAACGTAGTTTTTTGGCAATTCGGGCCCGCTCGATTTTATCCATATCGACGTTTAATATAGCATTAGTCTTTTGATCACGAACTAAGCCCGGATAGCCTTGTACTTCAATAAAATCGTCCATAATTAAACTGCAAAGAATCTAGTCACAATACCTTGTTTACTTTCCATAGTTAATCTAGGCGCACGATCAATACCAGTCATGACAAATTTAGTCTGAGCTTGTTGGAAAGGTGGTAGTGTGCCATTTTTGCCGCCAGGTAACCAATGTGCTTCTACTGAACTAGTAGAATTTGCAATTGAGTTTTCGGGTGGTTGATAAACCCACGAAACTTCACTAATATTCTGATCAGCCGTAGCAGTTCTATAATACAGATCTACGTTTGAACCTGGAGGTGTCGTAACTTCGGCTTTAACGTCAATCGATACCGCAGGAACTTCAAGGGTTACTGGTGTAGTGATGTGTTTAGATCCTGCTGTTCCACCACTAGCGGCGGTTTCTGATACCGGATTAAGTGAGGTGTTACCATCGTCGAAACATTCTCCAATTAAAGTAAGAGATGTTCTTTGAAGATCTATGATAGGTGAAATATAATCATTAGAAGTTTTTAAATCAACCTTTACATAAACTGATGCGTTTGATCCTGGAGTTGTACTACCTAGACCACTAGTTCCATCTATTTTTGCAGAATTAAAAATAGCTCTTGGTTGATCAAATTCAATATTTTGATCAGGAGTTATTTTTTCAAACTTAGCATCGATCATTGAACCCGCTTGATTATTAGGTCGGAATCTTACAGTTGTTGTATCTGATATGTGATTGCCTGTAAGAAATTTAGCAGAATAGTCAACAGAAGAAAAGTTTGGTATGATAGATTCGATGTTAGGATTTGCAACATCAAAAATTGCATTTCTTCTTGATAGAACCTCATCGCCGCCACCACTAATATCTTTAGTTGGATTTATACCAGTAATTTGAATTCTATATCCTTCTAGATCCACTGCCTCGACTGTGTGTGCTGTATTTAAAGTGGCTGAAGAAACATTGTCAACAGTCGTACATCCCGATAATGTGGTGACATCTCCAACAGATAAACCATGACAAGGCGCATTGACATAAACAAGGTCAGATCCGGAATAAAGTCTGATTGGATTTTTTTCTAACAGTAAAGCAGACAATGGTGCATTTTTCAACATAAGAGTGCCACCCGAAAGATCGAATTTAGCCCGAGTGAGTTTCATCATCAGATCTTGATTCATCGATTCTAACCAGACAACTCCGTTCTGTGGTAAGAAGAGTGTGCCGTTACCCTCTTGAGTGGTGACCAAACGACCCGCAGAACCCAACACGCTTTCTTTAGTTTTTGCACTATATATTTCATATTCATCTGATACTGATGATACAACAATAGCGTAATTAGTCCACGGTTGCAAAAATATAGGTTCTTCAAATGTAAATAATGTTTCGAAATCTTCTTGAATTGTATTCAACGTAACTACTTCATTTACCTCAGGCGTTTTCACATCACTCGGATTTAAAAATACGTGTGAATCAGGTACAATGTCTGTACTAGAAGGTTTACCATTCACAACAGGTCTTAGATGAATTGATACTGGCAATCCTTGGGTGGACTTCGTTTTAAAATACAATGAAACTGTAGTCAACACAAGACCAAATTGATTATCAACATAGAAGGTTTGAGCAAGCGGATTTTGCGGAGTCGGAACAATAGAAGTGCTTCCTGAAGGATATTGTTTATTGTTAACACTAATGTAATCAGACAGAACTTGAGACAATTCACCATTATTTGATAACGTTTGTAACTGAGTATTGTTCAAGAAACTTGTTCCTGGACCATATTTACCTGCTAACTGCGCTTCAAATATACCAGTATAACCACCACTTAATGATACACCATTCAAAGCGGATTGCAATTCGATAGGAGAGTATGTAGAGGGATGCCCGGCAAATCCTAATCCTAATGGTGAAACTGTTTTATAGCCTCTAGTAGTTAAAATATTATTTGATTTGTTATTTAATGCGCCAACAACGCTGTAGTAACCAAACGCTTTACTTTTTGCTTTTGCCCAATCGTTTACATTAATGTCTAAAAGTTTAAACTCACGAACACCTGATCTAAATCTGAGATACTCTGTTTTGATTTTAGACTTTCTTAATTTCTTAGAAATATAATATAGAGGTTTCCTATTTGGAATGTAAAACGATCCAATAATTTCTCCATTATCGTCTGATTGGAGTTCTGTTGATCCGTCTGGATGTGCACTATATTGTGCACCTTGATTTCCAATATCGTCGGTTCTATCTGAGAAAGGAACAAACGTGGTTTCTTCTCTACACCAATCAGTTACTATCTTACCATCAAAGAACGGAGTAAATTTAGTATTAGGTGTTAATCCTTTAGCGTGAAAATATATTTTTCTAGAACGAATCCAAGGAATCAAAGCCAGATCAATAGTACGATGACCGATCCTCATTCTTAAAGTATCACTAGCAACTACTCGTCTAACAAATCCGGCAGCTTTTTTCGAAGATCTAGATGACGTATAGAAGTCATTAAATACCTGTGAAGCTCTGCTACGAATTCCGTTTGCAAGTCTGGATTTATCGCCAGCACTGACCCAAAGATCATCGTCATTACGCCCCTTCCAATTCCATTGCCAATTATTCCACAAAAAGGCTTGTTTAGAATCTAACCTAGAAGTGCCTTGTATCGCTTTAATTGCTTCGCTTTTACAATCTTTCCATTCGTCCGTTGAAGGTGACATTTTAATAACGCCGACATTATCCACCATGCCGAATGGATTAATTTTAATTGAACGAGAAGCAAGATCCTGAAATTTCCATTCGTCAGAATCAAATTGTAAATAGACATTATCGCCTCGTTTAACTATATTACTAGTACCATAGTCGGTTTCGCAAATTAAACGAATGTTATCTTCATCGGCTTTAGGTCGAATCAACTTATTCTCAGGATCAAGAGCAGCAGAATAATCTCCATCATCTGTAGCAGCACCAGATTGATCATCACCATTATCGACAATCAAACCAGCATCTGGGCGTTCTACACCGTCACTATCTAATCCTGGTGTATGAAAAGCTCTGAGTTCTGCGAGATTAAGTTCTGTGTATTCTCTAAGTTCATCAATTTTGTTGTCCAACTTTCCAATATCAGACATAGTATACAATTTATGTTCGATCGGTTTGACTTGAACATCGTTTTGATCAATAGTGTTAGCATTCATTAAAATTTGATACAATTCTAAAGCGTTGTCGGGTGTTTTCTTTAATTGAGGATCTCTAGATTGTTGACCCATTAATATCTGAATATCACCTTCCTGAGTGACAAGCAACTTGTCTGCTCTAGGCAAGTAGTATGAAATATCAGCATTAATTGATGTGCCGTTTCTTGGCAGATACGAAATTTTTGTGAAAGCGCCGGCAGCATCTTTGTCGGGTCTAAAATCCAGATAGTTTCGTAGACTTACTATAGTGCCATCTTGTAAAGTGTGTTCTGGAATATCCGCATATGATGCATAACTTGATGCAGCAAAAAAGTCACCAGTACTGTGAGCGTAATATTTAAATGCAACGTATACTCTTAAAGGATCAGATTCACCACCTTTCAATAATAGTTTACTGTTTGCATAATAATTATCTCGTTGACCATCATCCAGAATAAATCTTTCTGAACAATCTGCACCTGTAGTATTATCAGCTCCACCGCCAGCAGCAACGATTCTGATTTCGTCTATCTCATACACATCTGGTACACCCAGATCAACTTCACCCGTGACAACATCAGCATAATAGGAACCTACACTTGTAGTTAAAGCTTTGCTTTTCAATGTAAAGGCGCTGCCAGTGGCGGTTTGTGATGTTTTGATATAATAAGATATACGATATTGTTTAGTATCAATCAAACCACTGATCGTTGCCTGTTGTGGATTAGTTATATCAACCGTAGGTACAGTTACAGCAGTATTATCCGTGATATTGTAAATTAACCATTGACTCGTATCCGTATATGAATCGCCAGTAAGAGTATCAAGAGTTAAGGTAGTACCACTAGCCGTTTTGATTGCAGTTCTTTGTGTTGTTATGATAACATTGTCTAAAGATGATAATCTAGGTCTTGAGGTTGGAAACAAAAGATCGTTGTCGGTTGTTCCTAACAAACTTGCCGCGCTGCCCGTTGAGTTAGTTATAACATACTTTCCATTATCAATTGATTTCGCGGTCGCAAAATCTTGTCCTGCGTCCATAACAACATCAAACAAGTACAATTTATAACCTGATCCTGAAGGTTCAATTCCTCGTATTCTACATTCACCAATTTTAGACGAACCACCGAGGTCTGAAGCGATTTCTAAAGATCCATAAGTGAGGTCAGGTAAGTCTGTTGCAGTGTCAAGTAAAACGTAGTTACCGTATATTACAGGAACAACATCGCTATTAACAACTTCGGTCGATTGTGATTTTGGTACGATTAGTTCAATAGGTGAAGGATTTTCTACACGATATCCATTGACATATGCAATACCGGACGATACGGTAAGACTTAAATTACTTGCATCATCAGCAGAATCAAAAGCTATAGTAAAAGGTTTAACAATATAATCGCCAGACTCTTCGTTTGTTCTTAAAGCAAGGACATCATTAATTTTGTTATAATCATCTAAAACATCAACCTTTTCCACAATTTTAGAATTTTGAATTTTAGCTACAAAGACGAACGTATCATCGGAAGTGATTGAAGTTTTCTCAACCAGTTCTAATCTAATTCTGTATCTGTCAGCACCAGGCGAGGCATTATTAATAATACCGCCACTATTATCATATAAATCAGTAGTATCATTTACTGATACTACTTCTTGAATAACTTTATATCCTATCGTAGTATTAGCAGTTTGACTAAATTTAGACAGAATTAAATTTTGTGGTGTTGCACGTACAAATCTACCTAATACAAAAAAGTCACCACCCGCAACATCTACTCTAGTACCTCTGCCTACGGGAGACGTTGCTCCATTTTGTCCTGTATCCCACACTGTTAACCCAAAGCCAGGAGCCGTTATATTGTCGGAAGGTGAGAATGAAGGCGATTCTCCGGAGGCAACGTTGGCACCGCCATCAATATAACTAACGTACAATGTATTAGGATTAGAAACAGTGCTATTAAGAACCGATATCACTTTAGCTTTAACACCGTTATCATTAGTAAATATAGTTCCCACAGGAATATCACTGAAGACCCCGTTTACAATTGTAGCGATTTGGACATAATCGTAAAAAGAGTTTATTCCAACACCACCAAATGACACTGCGGAACCCTCTTTGAAAATATTTCCACCAAACCGTCCCATCTCTTGATAGATCATAGTTTGCAGTTGAGTCAATTCTCTAGCTTGTAAGGCTCTACCAGAATTAAATAAAATTTGATGATAGTTATCAGAATCCTGATAATCATCGTTATATAAACCCGATAAAGTGGTAGTAGTAAATGTTGTTGGCATTAGTTTTGTCCTAACTGAATAACGATTCTTATGTCTTCGGTTTGATTATCTGCACGATCTATTGCGGTATCTAGATTATTTATATATAAAACGTCACCCGAATATATGTCAAAATCGGGTAATTGAAAGCTAACAACTGAGGCCGTTGTCTGGTTTTGATTAAAGTTTTTTATAGAAGTATCCGCTGAAGTGAATGGAACATGCCCGGTTTCATCATCTTGATAGTAATAAAGTTTATTGGGGGTAGATATAGTATCGTGGTGAAAAACTCTTCCAAACACGTTTTCTCCTGCATTGGAAATTAATTCGTCCTCTGTAAAGACTGTGCCACCACCACCATTAACTGTAATCTCAATATGTTTCATCCCATTGCCTGTATTTGAGACGAAAGGAGTAATACCATCAGTTTGTTTAATATCACGTAAAAGTGCAACTTGTGCAAAATCATTATGCGCCAAAATTTCATTGAATTCATTACCTGCAAAATCTGCTTGAACCATTAGAGATTCCGCTTTCAAAGTTACAACAGGATTGGCATTAAGACCTTCTCTGGGTCCAAGAATTGGTCGTAAGACAGATCCTCCAGTAGCAGTCTGAGCAGATGCGTGAGTATATCCACGGCCATGCCCACTATAGACACCAACCTGCCGTGTGAATCCTGTTGGGTCGGCAATATCATCTAAAGGAATAGCCGAATCAATATTAATCTTAACAATTTTCCCATCATTAATTTCGCAAGAGAAAGCAGCGAATTCACCATCACCTCCAATTATAATAGTAGGAGCTTCTGTATAACCATATCCACCACTATCAATGGCAATGTTAATTATTTCACCTGCGATTGCAGAATCTTGTAAGTTACGTTGAGTGCTCTCTTCCGAAATTGCTAGAAAGTCTGAACGATCTGTAATGTGTTTCACAGGCATCCAATTTGCCGTTTTGAAATTAGCTATAGCCAAGTTACTCAAAACACCAATCTGCCTCCAGTAATAATCATCTGACGTTTTAAATGTTCTGCCGGGTGAACCAGGTAAAGATAAACTCGATGTTGGTTCAACTGTTGAAATTACACTTTGCCCGCCTGCTAATTTTTTTTGTTGAATACAAATAAACACTTCGTTGAGTGAGTTTAAAACATAAAACTGTGTTACTTGATCTGTAGCACCCAGTGTTAAACCATCGTCATATTCTTGCCAAATAATATTTGGTGTCCAATTTATTAAAGGAACAACGAAAGAATTGGATGATAACGTTTTAACAGACTGTAGAGTATGACGCATCTCGGATTGATAATGAATAGATTTAATATCGAGCGGTGATGTTAAAGAAAAAGGAGTATTCTTTGCAATACCTATAAAATATTCTACACCATCACTATCAAGATCTTTCTTGAATTGGTCTAACATTGTTCTATTAAAACTTCTTGTCGTAGATGATGCCATTTTATTTCTCTTTCAATCCTTTGTTTATAGTGAATCGGTAATAATTGCCGTTGTCGTAGATGCTGTTGCATCGAAATTTAAAACGTTATTACGCAAAGCATTAACTGTGGATTCGTTTGCGGGAACAGCAGTGATTTTAATATTTGCATTGTTCGATAATAGGGAACCAGTAAAAGAACTTAATGTTATTGTCCCTGTTGACGCATTATATTCTCCGACATTATCTGATATATTTTTACCTGTACTAATATCTATAATTTCTATAACAGAAGATCCTAATCGATTACGAAAAGTTCCAACTTTACCCGAGATATTAAAACTATCACTAGTAATAGAATGTGAAGTGGTATTAGATGTTTCAATACTAGAAGGAAATTGTATCGTATAATTTGAAATACCGACACTAGGAATAAATCTATATTGCATTCTAACATTAGCCCGAGATGAAAGAATAGAAGGATCAGCATCATCAATTAATGTTAAAAGATTGGATCTTCTAAATGATTTATCAAAACCACCTAACTGTGCATCAAAGTAATTGATAACAGTGTCTTTGACAATCTGTTCAATTGCTGTTTGAGATGAACTTGTTAAATTAGGATTCCATTGAAACTTGGTATCTACTACCAAATATGTTGTATTAGGATCAGTGAAGCTGATACTAAAGGAAGCCACCGATAGATTTTTTGCGAGTGATATAATATCTTTTTTTGTTTGTTCTATGATATCGGCATTTTCAGTATTAAAAACAATAGATAAGAACACAGTACCATACTGAGGAGGAACGTTATCTTCTCCACCCCACGATTTAATATCGCTAATTACATTAGAAAATTTCCTTAGAACTAAAGAACTATAATCTGAGGCGGTAACCATTCTATTCTGTGTCGCATACAAATAAGGCGCATTTTTTCTAATAGAAGATATAGGTTCTTTTTCTTGCCCTGCCATGGAACCCGTGACAGTAACTACATTTAATGTTAGATTGTTACCTTCTCCATCAGTAACAGTATCTACAGGAATAAAAGTTCTTCCTCCATTGGCATTAGGTCCAGCAACAGCATCGTAGATAACTTCAATTTTATTACCCGCTGATGGAAACTTTCCTAATCTAGCACCATTGCCAAATGTCAACTCATATTGACCATTAGGTGTTTCTTTGACAACAAAAATTCTAGAATCTTGGCCAATACTAACAACATCACTAATTTCAGTATACACATCATAAAAAGTAGTAGAAGGATCAGCGTAAACTCTAACCTGAACAGTTTGTAGATCTAAGTTTTGAGTTGGAATAATATAAGATTCGTTTTCTCCTGCGGGCCCAGCAACAAAAAGTTTGCGTTGTTCAATACCCTCATAAATGGCTATGTTTTGATTTTCTCCAAGCTGAAAGTAATATTGATTAGAACCATTGTTAGTTGCGATTAAAGTTTCTCGTGTTTTAAATGTATATGATTTATTATTAATCGTAGAACTAAATTTAAATCCAGAAGGCAAAACCATAGATGTTGGTATAAAAGGATTAACAACATATAAATTGGTTATAGCACAAGACGCAGTTTTAGATCTAACACTGTAACCTAATGATCCAGCAAGACTTACCAAAGAAGATCGAAGTTGTGCAGTTGGAAGAAAAGATTCGTTTAATGCAAAATTTGCTAATAACGAATTGTAATGAGTATTATAAGCCAACACATCCAGAATGCTTGAAAGCCCAGATGCTTCGAAATTATAATCGGCAAATTCAGGCGTTTGAGCTAGAAAAGTTTTAAGATTATTTTTAATATTGTCAAAATCTAACTCAGTAGATTTTATAGCCGTTGCCATTTAATTTCTCCTGTTACGCTGTTATCAACGCTATGTCTAAATAAATTTCAGCATCATCATCGTAAGATATAAAACCACCTGCTTCGGTTATCAAATTATCTAGATTTTCACTTACAATACGATCGCCCGTGAACTCTAGTTCTGGTGGAGCCGGATTAAAAGGAGGATCACAGATCTCTGAACCACCTAATACCAACTGCAATACATCTATAATACCAGTATTAACAACACGAAATTCTATTAACACTTTTATTTTATTGTAATCTGGTTGAGAAATTACTTTTAATTTTAAAATTTTAACTCGTGGTTCATAACGAGTAACCGTATTTTTAATTCGTGATGCTATTTCATTACCAGTATCAGCATCAGCAAGTTCAAACAAAAGACCCGACAAGTTAGCACCGTATGCTGGTCGATAAGGTTTTTCAAATCGATTTGTTAACAGTAAGTTTTTTAACGCCTGTTTTACAGAAGCGGCATCAGTTTTTCTAAACACATCACCATCAGTTGCAGTTCTAGCACCAAAGGTTAAGTCTATATCAGAGTACGGTCGGATCTTGGTGACCCGAGGGCTCGATGATAAATTACCGTCTTCTTGATTAATTGCCATTAATAAACCATTTTTCTTTTATTTATACTAATCAGGTAAGATTTCTAGAAATTCGTTCTTAGTTTGCAACACACCATTATATTTTGTTTCAATATCATATTTATAACTTACTTCAAAAGTCACTGGGACAACGGGTGTTTCTACAACGATTTGAGATGTAAGATCTCCGTTTGGATCAAACGTGTCGTAATCTAACGTTATCTTATCATAGTTGATATAATCTTTCCAATATACCGCGAGATCGAATGTTTTTCTTGGATCAGTTTTACCTGCACGATCCACTAGTTGATATACAACCGCTTGTCCTGTTCTTCTCAATTTAAGAATGTCGCCAGGTCTTTCACCGATGTAATTTCCCGAAGGATCAAACGCGGGATTAGGTTCGTAGATACCTTCTGAAACTATCAGTCGATGTTGTGCGTACTCTTGGTTGCTTACCACAGTCTGCATAATTTGTGCATGAAGCACAAGATTTCTTGCTATCTGATCTAGGTCAGGTGGCCCGTTAAATCCTTCATTGTATAACTTTTTGATTTGAGTTCTAGATCCTCTAGCGCCTAGAAACTTTGCCATACTAATGCCTGGGCCTAGTTTCAATTTGGACGTAACTTCTTTACCTGTGGGATCATATTTTGGATCAATCAATAACTTCATTTCTTCACCTTGAACCTTTTACTTCTATTATCTACAGGATTATTACCAAGCAATTCAACACCAAACCGTATCGTTCCATCTTTGTTCGCTGAACGACCAATATTCTTAGGTATTGTTTTGGAGAAATCTTTGTTTAATAACTCTTCACTTACCAGATAACTGGTAAACTTACCATTGTTTAAATTACTAGGTGATCTAATTTTAGATCTAATCTCGTGAATATCAGGATCAAAGTTGAACAACTCCTCATACTCATCAGACTTCATGATCTTCTCTTTCAGTTTAGGATCCACCTGTACGTTTCTAACACCATATGAACCAGTGGCTAACATAAGTTCAACAACAGCAGGATTAGGAAGAGGAGCCTTCGGAGGTACTGGAATGAACGGCATGATACCAGGTTTTGGTGGAACACCGACAGGAGGTGGTCCAGGCGTAGTACCTCCACCTTTGACTGCTGTTAATGCTGCACCTGCTCCTTTTGCATATCCAGCACCGGCTGCATAAATCGCATAATCACTATGCCATGCTTCGCTTGCTTTACCCACCAAACATCCATAGAAAGTTGCCAAGTTAGTTACACCACCCGGCAAACCACCGTATGTTGCTCCGTAATAATCAATAAGAGGACCACCAATGGTGCCTTTGTGCCCAATCATACTGATATGTCGTGCAGTAATGTTAGCAGTACCAGCAGCACTTGTCCACTCTCCGACAGCAGATGTTACCAAATTTGTTCCTGCTGTGACTTCTATTTTAGCCTCACTGCGAATATTGGTGTTGCCTTTTGCTAGTACATTATGTGTGTCTAACATAGTTTCCGAGTTAGGACCGACTACAGTAGCTCCTCGTGAGCCTCTGACAGTGTAGTTCTGATCACGATTGACTACTTTGGTGTGACGCCCTTTAATGTTCTCTATCTTGTCACCAGCCACCTCTAGATTATAATTGCCATCTACATCTACATTGAAGTCGCCCGCAACACGTAAATTAACATCACCCTTGTAGATTAGATTGCCTTCACCTTCTACTATCACCGTTGCGTCA